ACCCTAATAAGAAGATCAGTTTAGATAAATTTATTGGTTTGTTTATACCAGAAGAAGAAAACTATGGTACTATACTCGATGATATGACTATCGAAGGAAAAATATATGTGACTACAGTGATACTTGATTGGTTCGGATATGAAGGTGAGTACGGTACTCAAAGACAAAATTTTAAGAAAATGTTAGGATCTATAACATTGGCAAAATTTGACGTTGTATTGCATCCAAACCGTTTAAAGGCTTCTTCCACCTCTTGTTTGGAAAAATACTTTGACTTTCCATTGCAATTGGATGGGTGCTTGCAATATTCCAAAATTTCCAAAAATTTATTCATATCTTTATTATACTGTGTTATCTTCTTTGTAAGTCGACTGACTCGCACACATTCACACCGTACACATTTTACTCATATAATAAATGGCTAATAAGTGTGCTACATGGCATTCACAACCTCTTGTGAATCCACTCACAAACAGGAAGATAAAAAAAAATGGACCAAAGTATAAAGAGTTGGAGAACGAGTGTGGTCCACCACCTTCAAGATCAAGAAGGTCTCCATCACCTTCGAGAAGATCAAATACATCAAGAAGGTCTCCATCACCTTCGAGAAGATCAAATACATCAAGAAGGTCTCCATCACCTTCGAGAAGATCAAATACATCAAGAAGGTCTCCATCACCTTCAAGAAGATCAAATACATCTAGAAGGTCTCCATCGCCTTCAAGAAGATCAAATACATCTAGACGGTCAACAAGTCCACAACGACCAAGAGAATTGTATTGTGGTAACAATGCTCGAGATGAAGGATTAAGAAATGGGTCTAAAGTATTAGGTACAAGGTACCAGTGTTTAAAAAAAGGCATTGGAAGAGGTCTAAATGAACCTATTTTCAGTTATAGCGATGAATACGAACCAATCGAACAAGTAAAAGTGTTTTGTGGTAATGGCACAATTCTACCACGAGACAAAGATAGATTTGGTACTCGAGACGAATGTCTTAGAAAAGGTTTCGGCGTAGGACAAAAACAAAAATATACTCGAGATGGTGGAATTCAGCGAGGACCTGTCGTCTCAGAAGATAGAGGTTGGTACAAGGTCTATTTACCATCTGCTTTAGGGCCAGTTGCTTTGGGTGGTGTTGGTAGACGATAAATTTTTTTTATTATAACGGTATAATAAAAAGGAAATGTCTCTTATAAATATTTTTGATTTCATAAAGAACCATGATTTGGCTTTTGATGTCACGTCTGATTGGTTTCAAGATTTGTGGTACCCTTTATCCAAATTTAACCCCCCCCAACTGGGGGGGGTTAAAAAGGTCAATTTTCAACCTAAAACTATGCCAATAATTGTCACCTCCAATTTGTTGGAGTGGATGGGATTCAAGGGACGAAATTCATCAGACAAACAAGAACGTTTTTCAAGGATTCTTAGAAGCCATGATATTTTATACGAAGAAATTGGTTATCAACATCCTTTAGCTATCGAGTATCCATGTGTTCAAAAAGAGGCTAAATTGATCCCAAAACAATTGGAACAAAAAAAATGGATTTGTATGAATCAACGAAGCTTTAAAAAAGCTGTTATGAGAATAAACACTGAAAATGCTGAAATTGTGAGAGACTACTATCTTAATCTCGAGGAAGCTTTGTTCGCTTACGGAGAGTATACGATGAAATTTCTCATGGAGAAGTCGGAACAAGAGCAAAGAATACGCGAGTCGCAACTTTCTTTAGCGATGGCTCAATTGGCCATAAAAGATAAAGAAATAGAAAAAGCCGAAGAGAAAGCCTTGGTTGAAGTTGAGGCTAGGCGAAAGGCCGAGTTGAAAGCTCAACGGGTAAACAAGTTTATGCGAAGATCAAGCATAAAAGAAAGGAAACTTGAATGGATCTATATAGCCACTACTAGAAAGTATGCTAAAGAAAGAATTTTTAAACCAGGGTCAACTGATAGGATAAGTAAACGTATTTGTGGTTATGCTACTGGTCACCCTAAAAAAGACTCTTACTTTTACGTTTGGATCAAAAAATGTTACAACGCAAAGGACCTAGATAACCATATTCAGAAAATGTTACATCTGTTCAAGTATAAGGAGAAATCTAGCGATACCGGAAGACATGAACTTATTCACGGTATAAAGGTGTCAGATTTGGTTGCTATAGTCGATTTTATCTCCGACAACTATGATGCAAACGTAGACTATGTGAATAATTTCATCAAAACAAGATTGGATGAAAGTTTGGACGAAGAGGACCCTGAACCAGTTCCTCTCGATATTAAAAAATTGACCTATCATATTGGTGAACACACAGAGACTATTGATCTTGAAGAAGAGGAAAGTGAGTCTGTCAGAGACGCTTTCGATGATATTCTTCTATCGTTGAAAGAGCAAAGAGAACGTAATGGCGAAACTGTCGTTCTTAGTCGTAAAGAGTTAATGAATCGACTATCATCGACGACTAACACAACCAAAAAAGACTTGTGGAGTCAAATCAAACAACTTAGTGGTTGGACCAGTTCGAAAGCTGAGATCGACGATGGTGACTTTAAGTATAAAATTATCTACTAATTTTTTATACTCGTTTGAGTATAAAAAATATAATATAATCTAATGGACACCTCGACTTTTAGCCACCCCCATTTTATCTTGGGTCAGGTATAATTCATGGTCATTGAAAAGTTCATTTGAATCTATTTTTTAAAAACAATATTCACGGATAAAGTTGTCGGATTTGGTTGCTATAGTCGATTTTATCTCCGAGAATCGACTATCATCGACGACTAACACAACCAAAAAAGATTCGTGGAGTCAAATCAAATAACTTAGTGGTTGGACAGTTCGAAAGCTAAGATCGACGATGGTGGACTTTGAGTATAAAAAATATAATATAATCTAATGGACACCTCGACTTTTAAGAGTCACTCCATTAATCATTTTATCTTGGTTAATTTTGACCATTGTTCCGCCACTTGTTGCCCCAAAGTTGGAAACACCACGATAAGGTCTGTTGTTTGTCAGCTTGACTGTTTGACCACCAAGTTCGTACACGTTTCGATTTGGCCTAAGATTCAAGTTTGAGGTTGTTTGAGCCTCGTAATTTGGAACATTTTTTGAAAGGTGAACATCAGTATTGAGATATTTTTGTTGACTAATTCTTTTCTGGTTAATATGATCCACGTTCGAGACCAATAGAGCATCGTCCAAAATTGGAATAATTCTATGATCGCCGGTGTCCTTTAATTTTCGAACATTTGAATTAACGTCAAAAGCAAGCGCACCAGAATTGACCATGAGACCAATATTCGAAGGTGGTGCTGCGGGACCTTCCTTTTTGAATGAACGTTTTGATTCAGCTGAAACTTTCATCGGGGCCTTGTGTATCTGCTTAAAATATTCAACTGTATCCGGTTCAATTCTTTTGGTTTGATCAACCCTACATCTTTTACTGGTAACACTGGTACACTCTCTTGGCATACGTGATAGTGGCAACAAATCTTCTTGTCTCAAAATTGGTGGTCTGAAAGCTCCTTCATTCATAATTCTGTATGGTAATTTTCCACCACCACCAGCGGTCATGATACCACTCATATTCGAACCAGAGCTGCCACCGTCGACACCCATCAAACCACTGCCGCTATTACCATGATTTGAGTATTGAACTGACACCATTGGATTGTTGCCGCGGGCATATATATTAATCATCTCATTGATCCGACTACCAGAGTCATCGTTCCAATCGAGTAGGTCGTTGTTTTCTCCAACCTTGATAATTCTACGGGTATGGATGCCTGATGGTGGATCTTTGACTATATCAAAATTTCCATTCCAAACTTCAACTGAAGGTAAGGTCGCCTTACCATAACTTGTTAACGCTGAATATGATATCATTTATTTAGTGTGTAATTTTGACCAAATCAAAAATTGAATTTTGAGTGGAAAAATATACCATAAACAATACAGAAGATAAAATGGAAGTGTTAAAGGTTCGTCATATCCTTGATAATATATTGAGCTATCTTAGAGGTGGGTGGTTTGCTGAAGACTATTTAAACTTGCTTTTAGCCTTAAATTTGACAGATGAATATGCTCATAGAGAGCTCAAATTGAACAATCCAAATTTTCAACATATAACAAGGGCCTTGTTAGACCACAATTTGAAAAATTTTTCTTTAGAAACTATAAGGTCAAACTTTACCTTATTTTGGCAATCAATTGACTTGGACAAATTTAACGAAGAATTTTTCATTATTAGTCGTAAAATTTAAGTTGTATTGACTATACAAGTCAAAAAACACACAATCCACAGAAAATTGAACTTCCAGAGATAATTTACGTTAAAATAAAGATGGATATACATTATGGTCCAAGAGACGAATCTTTTACAGATTTATTAAAAAGTATTTTAAAATATGCAGAGTTAGATGAACCATTAATAAAGAAATATGTTAATAGTCAAACTCTACCTTTTTTTAATATGGCTTTTACGAGTAGTAGTGCCGACGAACAGTACAACTATGAACCATTTGAACAAATGGGTGACTCAACCATTGGAAAGTTTATTGTATGGAGTTCCTATGAAAAGTTTCCACAGCTTAGAGGTAAGTCTGAAGCTGTGGAAATTGTTGCTCGAATGAAGATTAATTTAGGGTCAAAAGATAACCTTTATCAGATAGCAGAAAATTTGGGGTTTTGGCCTTTTATATCAGCTTCCGAAGAGCTTAGACTTAGAGCAAAAAAAACTTTTAGAAGACGTGTTTGAAGCATTAATTGGAGTAATTGAATTTGTAATCTATGATTATTCTACAC